TTCATTACCTGTATTAGGTAGTTCTGCTGGCAAGCGTGCTGCTGAAGCTACTAGTAAAGGTTTAATGAGCCGTTTGACTGGCTTGCTTAGTAGTGGCCGAATGCTTGAAATTGGAAAAGGTATCGCTGGTAAGTTAGGTACTGGAATCACCATCGTTCTAGGTACCGTTGATATTCTTCGAGCAATAACACCATCTTTTAAAGGAGATCGTGTTAAAACTGCCGGTAAAGGTATCGGTGCTTTGTTGGGCGCAGGCATTGGTTCGTTCTTAGGACCTTTTGGAACTATGATCGGTGGGATGCTAGGCTCAACAATTGGAGGAGCAGTTTCCCATTCTGTTGCAAACGCATTCGGTGCCATTGGTAAGGGAATGAGAGGCGCATTAGATGCAGCCGGAAGGTTCCACAATTGGGTTACTCATTTAACTTGGAAAAAACTAGGCGATGACATAAAAAATTCAGTGTCTGGTGCTTTTGATTGGGTCAAGAAAGAATGGGGGAAGATTGTTGACCTATGGAATGGTGAATCTACCCCATCGAGTAAACACTCTTCTAGCAGTTCAAAGCAACCATCCCAACAAGTCGTTGATTCTCTAGGTGGGAATAACTATTCTAAACAAGATATTGCTAACGTTAAGGAAATGAACAAAGCAATTACTGCTTACACTGGTTCATTGAAGAAGCTAAAGGCAGCTATCAAAGAGAATGACCCAACTAAACAACTCAACGGCATGAATAGTCGGCTCAATAAGTCGATAAAATCATGGGATAAGTTAGCCACACCAATTAAGAAAATCGGTACTGCATTCAAATCACTCAATTCCTTTAACAAGGAAATGGGAAAGAACGATGCATTTGCTAAGCTGAACAAAGATTTACCTAAGCTCGAGAAGAATCTAAAAAACAATAAGATTGCTCAATACATTAAGAAACTATCTAGTGAACTTAAAAAAGCAAATCTTACTAAGACTCTGGATAAGATGAACACTTCCGTTAATCGAAGTGCTAAATATTGGAAAGAGTTGGCTAAACCAGTCAAAACATCTGCTGATTCATTCAAGATAATGGATAAGGCACTTAAAGACTTCAAGGGGAAGAATAATCCACTTGACCGTCTAGACAATAGTATTGTTAGCCTATACAAGACGGTTAAGAAGTATCCGTTTGGTAAAGAGTTGGCTAAGCAGATGACTATTGCTGATAAGTCGATGAGTGGTAAGCATAGTTTTGTTGGTAAGTTCTCATCAATGACAAAGACGATCGAAAAAGAACTACGCTCTTTCGGTCGTCTTTTTGATCGGGATTGGAAGAATGCTTGGGAACATATTGATACTTACCCATCTCGGGGGTTGTCTAAGGTTAATAGCACTGTTTCAAGTCGATTATCCTCAATTGAAAGTCGAGAAGCTAACTTCACTAGTAAGTTCTTAAGCGGTTGGCGAAGCTGGGTTAGTGATGTTGTTAGTTCAATGCGGAGCGGCTTTGATAAACTACCCGGAATTGCTCAAAAGGCAATGTCAGGCATTGTTAGCCGGCTAAATAGTGGTATCTCAGCAATCAATAACGTTATTGGTGACTTCGGCGGTGATAAGAAGCTAAGCTCAATTCACTATGCACAAGGTACATCAATGAGTGGCTACTCAGGTCACCCAGGTGGGTTGGCAATGGTCAATGATGGTCTTGGCCCACATAAGCAAGAACTTGTTTGGCAACCATCAAGTGGTTGGCAAGTATTTGCTGGGTTAAATCGTCTAGTCAACCTAGAACCCGGTTCCCAAGTTATTGACGCTGAACATTCTGACCCAATCTTACGTGCTAATTCAATTCCGCACTATGACAGCGGGACACTTTCAGAGGATGAACAGGATAAGATTGCGGAAGCGTTTATCAATAACCCGGTAAAGGCTTCACGTGATTTAGTCTTAAAGGTTACTAATTGGAGTTCAAGCACTCCGATTGTGCCAACTTTTGGTAAAGCTACTGCTATCGGTTTCTCTCGTGGAATTGCTAACGTCTTAAAGGACTTGCTAGGAATCATTAAGGAACCAATCAATGGTGACTGGACTCCCGTAATTAAATCTGCTGCTCGCTTGCTTCATTTCCACATTGCCGGTTGGCAAATTTCTAAACTGTTACGGCAGATTCAAACTGAATCAGGTGGTCGTGAAGTAATTACTAACAATTGGGATAGCAATGCTAAGGCAGGTCACCCGTCACAAGGGTTACTGCAATTCATCCCGTCAACGTTTAACACATGGGCGGTTGGTAAGTACCACGACATTAACAAAGGTTTTGACCAGATTTTAGCTGCTATCAACGCCCTTAATCACGGTGGCGAAGGTGGCTGGGGCAATATCGGTAATGGTCATGGCTGGGCTAATGGTGGTCACATCATGCAGGCTCAATTTGGCTTAGTCGCTGAAGACGGCGATGAGTACGTCATCAACCCTAATAAGCCTAATGCAATGAAACTGATTCAAGAAGCGGCTAGAGACGTTGTACATCGAAACCCTAACATTCGATTTAATATGCCTAAAATAACGACTGCTCAATATCAACCAGTAAATTACCCGGTATCACAGAATAGTGATTCAACTAACCCGCTTGTAGGATTAGTAAAACAGGTAATTGAACGGATTGATGGGATTAACTTACAACCTATTGCCTTTGTTGATGATGCTGCTAGAGCTACTAATAAGTACAATGCCAAACGAATTGGAATGATGAAAGGAGGAAGATAGATGGTTCAAGTTTTCTCAACTAAAAAGGATGTACCAAGTATGTACCCTTTTTTGCTTCCTACTGAGAATGGGGTAGGTGCAAGAAAGTATTATCATTACCAACCAATTGAGTATTCAATTTCAGCTGATGGTAAGACTTGGGATAGTTGTTTTGATGTTCCGGAGCTTGAAGGAGTTTACTGCTATCGTTCTCCTGACGTTCAACCGGCTGTTCAGACTGACAATCTGAAAAAGGTTGGGCTAATGGACGGTCAACGACTGCTTTCAAGCTCGTACGATACCCGACAGATTACAATGCAGGTAGTTGCAATGGATAACATTGATGAGAGTGATTCTCTATTAGCCTATGACGCATTACAGAGGTTTCTGGTTAGCCGTGAAGCTTACTGGATTTGTTTCTCTCAATGGCCTCAGAGAATGTACTACGTTAAAGCTAAACTATCAGCTCCTACGTTCACTGTTAATAGTTGGTCTGCTACAGTAACTTTTACTGACCTTATCGGTTTAAGTCGGAGTGTTGGCACATCATTAAGCTATACCCAGAATGAAGGCTTTGGTAATAACATGATGAATGCTAAACCAGAGTATACGTTCACTGGTAACTCGTTTATTGTCTACAATCCCTCTGATGTCATGATTGATCCAGAAAGGCGAGGATACCCGATAATAATTACTTGTAGCGGTAGTTCTAATGGCAATATGAAGATTACCAACAAGACGACTGGCGATTCTATTGAGCGCATTGGCAAAATGTCAACTGATGTAAATGGTGACTCAGCAAGTGAATCATCGTTTAATGGAACATGGCAGATTAATGGGGTAAGAACAACCCTCAACGGCAAATCAGACCAGATGCAAACCGACGATGGCGTTCTCAAACTTCAACCCGGGAATAATGAGATCCAAATAACTAATTTTTCTGGAAAAATAACGTTTGACTTTCCTTTTTGGTGGTTATCATGAGTAAGACAGTTTTAATTACAGACAACCTTGATAACAAAAGTGGGGGATTGGAGGAACGGCTTGACTGGAATGACCTTTTTTACTCATTCAAAGTGAATTTCCAGTTGAATACTTCTTATGAAATATCATTCACTGCTACTTATACCGATCAATATAAAGACGCCTTTAACATGCTTAAAATGAAGAGGTATATCTATTATCATGATCAGTTTTATACAATTCAGCAATTGGAAAATGGATTTGATGAGTACGGTCTTCCTACTATGCAAGTTACTGCTAATGCTTTACTGATTGATAAAATGAAAAATGTCCGAATCGATCCTAAACAACCGACTGAAGACAATCCGGACACTAGCGGTAATTCGTCTAGTGATTCCGGAGATAGTGGTGATCCTCAACCGGGAGTGGTAGTTAAGCGGACTGATGAGCAACAAACCTATTCATTACAGAATAGGCTAGACCAGTTCTTTAATAACAATGACCAGGGAATTAAGTATGAGCTTCATGGTAATTTCCCTAATGTGGCCGTTGATTGTACTGGTTCGTTATACGAATGGCTTAGTCAAAACCTGTCGCTGTTTGGAGCATACTATGTTCCAGATAACTATGTATTGAAGATTTATGACATTGATAGTTTGTCCCATCCTACTGATAAGCAGTTCCGCTACTTGAATAACGTTACTTCTATCAATTTTCAATCTGATGGGAATGATATGTATAACGACTTTGATGTTTACGGTGGCAAGATGGAAAAAGACATCACAACTGCCGGAAGTGGTGGGACTGGTAACGGTGTAACTGAACCAGTTAATGGTAATTGGGAACCAGTTATGCAGAATGCTGCTAGTCTTGTTGGTGAAAACTTATCGGCTAACGATATTGCCAACATCAATAACCGGATTAGGATTGAATCTAGCGGTCGTGAAGACGTGGTTAATAATTGGGATTCAAATGCTGCAGCAGGTCACCCTTCAAAAGGACTGTTACAGTTCATTGATTCCACGTTCAATTATTACTGTCGCCCGCCATATACAAATATCATGAAAGGGCTCGACCAGCTAATCGCTATGATGAATATTCCTAACTGGCGACAACAAATTAGTGGTTCGAGTGGTTGGTCGCCACATGGGGCGCCAATTTCTAAGGCTACTATTCAAGCACAATCAAGCAGTGCTTGGGGATGGCCGTTCCCGTCTGTTGGTGAAGGTTCATTTACAAGCGGTCAACTGTTCGGTGTTCAACCGGGTGGTGGTTTCCGGACAAATGGCTTTCATGATGGATTGGATTTCGGTTCAATCGATCATCCGGGCTCAGAGGTTCATGCTATTCATGGTGGTACCGTAACTACTGCTGCTACTTGGGGTGGTAGTGAAATTAAATGGTACCTAGTTATTACTGATGAAACAGGGCTGAACGTGGAATACCAAGAAGCTTTTAGTTCCGCAAGCAATATCATTGTTGGCTACGGTCAAAAGATTCAATGCGGACAGGTAATCGGCTATCGAACTACTAACCACCTTCATGTTGGAGTTACAAGAATGAATGTGCAACAAGCTTTTAGTCACGCTTTCTTGAATGACGGAACCTGGCTTGATCCACAGGCAATGATTAAAAATGACGGTGACGGTCAGACTGGTGGTAATAGTGATACTACTTCAACAACTACCCAGACTTACTACTCGCTGTATTACCACTACCATAACGATGATAGCGTCAAAAAATATGGTCTTCACAGAGGCCCCCAAGTAATTGTTGATTCTATCTATGATATGGACGCTTTGAAGAAGTATGTTGACGCATCTGTTCACGCCGATCCACCAACAACAGTAACTAATAACGAATATGGCGAAACTGATTTTAAACTTGGCGATACTTGTCAGGTAGTCATTCCAGAAAATCATTTCAATCAAAAAATGGTTTTGATGGGGATTGAATATAATCCATTTAATCCTGATTCGGAAGCTTCATTAACTTGGAACAACACTGGGTTAGTGATGAAAGATTCTATCTATGCAATGTACCAAGATATTAATGCGATGAACCGTAATGTTGAGCAGATTGATTATTATGGAGCAACTGGTACACAACACGAAAACCATTTTGCAAATATTAATGTTAATCGAGGATCTAGTATGCGATTTAGTCATGACCAGCTTGTGGCGATTCAAAAGTTTACTAATGGTTAGGATGTGATAAATTGGCTAATCTAACTAGTGGTCAATCATCGAATAGCAATGATAACAAGCAACCAGACATCCCGATCGTTAACCCTGATGATTCCGGAAAATACATTCAAGGAATTGTTCTTCAGTATGGTTATGATTCAGTTAGCGGTATCTGGGGAGCCGGTTACTCTTACGACAACGGTGCTCACTTCTTTGTAACTGATACCGTCTACGGGCGTAAGTATCGGCAGGAAGACGCTGACCGTTTGTGGCCGTACTTGAAGAAATACATCGGTGGAACTTCAGGAACAGTTACCGGCTCGATTAAGTGGGCTGATATTTTAGATAAACCTGAGATTGTAACTGTTGATTATCTTAATCAACGGCTTTCTTCAATTGCCCAGAGCGGTCAAATCAGTTCACTTGATTGGTCACAGATTACTAATAAGCCTGATGTTGCAACAAAAGATGATTTAAAGAAAATTCAAACTACACCAGGCAACCCGGGTAAAAATGGTAAATCTGCCTATGAGATTGCGGTTGAACACGGCTTTGTTGGTTCTGAAGATGATTGGCTAAAATCATTACATGGTAAAGATGGTACTTCATCCGGTGACAGTAAAGGCGATACTAGCCTATCTACTGAAGCCATTACTGATTTAATTAAACAACATTTAAAAGCCCGGCTTGATGTTAAGTCGGGTAATTTAGTAGTCGATGTTAATGATGTGAGTGATGGCTCAATCGCGGATGCAGTAGCCGTTAAGGTTGTCAAGACATGCCAATTCAAACTAAGTGATGGCAATCTGGTAGTAGAGATGGGAGGTGCGTAATGGCTGAACAAGTGTTAGGGCGAGTTCTAATGAACTTTGCTGGAGAATATGATTTAACTAAAAATTATAATTATCTTGACGTTGTTACTTATCAAGGATCATCTTACGTCTGCCAAATTGACAATGCTGGCAACTCGCCAACAGATAATTCTTACTGGCGACTACTGGCGAAGGCTGGTAAGGACGGAAAGAATGGTCAAAGTACGGTTAGTGAAAGCCAACTGGTAGTTAACGCAACTAAGTTTGGCTTAGTGGGTGACGGATCTACGGATAACACCCAAACCATGCAGAAGATGGCCGATTGGGTAGGACAACAAACCCTACAACCAACGATATTCTTTCCACAAGGAACCTATTTATGGAGTAGCACCGTTCAATTCAACGAACCAGTGACCTTAACCGGGATTGATGGTTCGTGGCTAAAGTACACTGGAACTGGTACAGGGTTGTTACTGGGTAAAGATGGCATGGATGTAAGTAACTACTTAGGACACTGTGTCTTCACGGTTGAACATTTAGGCTTCACTGGTGGGGAAAACTCACAGTACCTTATCCAGTTCAATAACTTTGTTACCCAGTCAAGGGTTAGTTATTGTAGGTTCCATGATGCTGGTGGTCGTAATCACGGTCATATCACTGACTTCTGTATTCACTTTAACGCTGATGCTTGGGATGGCCGAGTAGAACACTGCCAATTCGATGTCAGTCGTTCAGGCGGACAACGGCAATTTGTCGATATGGAGGAATACGGTAATAGCCGGGTAGTAGTAGCCGATAATTTGGTTACTTCATTATCTGGTTACGGTACCGCCGTTTTTCTTAACGGTTGTAACAACCAAGTGATTAGAAATAAAATTGAAGGTTTCCAAAACAACGTTCGTCTCGGGACACAAGCTAGTCAATCAATTGTTGCCTTCAACTACTTTGAAAAGAATGGTAGTTCAATGCCGTCCGCTGCTGTTGAAATTGGGAATCCTGATGCCAAGACATCAGCTTCTCCAAGATACATCTACATTGCTCACAACTACGCCGGTCTTCATAATAAGGCTGGAAAGATGTACTCCACGTTGGTTGGTCCATCCAGTAGTAAAGCACTGCTCAGAAATATCACGATTGACGGGAACTTCGTTAACGCTGCTGACTATACCTCAAAGCCTACCTCACTCGGATTCATTGTTCGTGAGAACAATTTAGCTGGTCAGGTAGGCAACCACTCGGTTAACAACTACTTGAGCCAAGGTTATCAAGACATTGTTGATATGAGTACGTCGAACGGAGAGAGTAATTTACGCGATCCTTGGCTAGAGAATGAGGGGTCAAGCTCGATTGATACCACACAAACGGAATCAAATAAAAAGCCGTCTGAATATACAGACGGTATTTTTTATGAGAAAAAAACGCTGAAATCGCTGGAGATTGACTTGAGTAACTATGACAAAGGCGCTCAAGATTCTACTCAAGGGGTTCTAACAACTAAAGCTGTTGGCAATACGGCTAGACAGAAGTTAGAAACGACTGATGGTACAATGCCACTTACCTTTGTCCGTAACGGGACTGGCGATAAGTGGGGCGATTGGCACGGCGTAACTAACTGGAATTAACGAGAGGTGGTGATGGAATGCTCTTTGAAGGAGATTTGATAGGTCAATTTAAGTTGCCCGATGATGACCACCGGGCGTTAGTTATTACTGATGGCAACGATACTTACACGATTATTAAGTCTAAAGATACTGATGCCGATTTGATTAAAGATACCGAGTATTGGGGACTTTTAGCTAAGGGTAAAGACGGTCATTCACCAAGTCTAAATATCGGTTCTAATGGTAACTGGCTTATTGATGGAGTTGATTCAGGACATACCGCACGGGGACCAGCAGGGGGAATTGATACAATCTCCCAGCCGGGTGATACTGATCTCAATGCTCTTACTAGTAACGGATTCTATACCATTACCAGTGGAACAATGACGAATGGGCCATCTAATGCTGGTAGCGATGATTACACGTTGCTGGTCTATGGTGACGCTAATGCTCGAACCCAGATTCTTCATGGTACTGGTCAAAACCAAGTCTGGATTAGGGGAAACAAGGTTAATAACTGGTCTGACTGGCGAATGATTACGCAATGGAATTAGGAGGTAATCAATCATGAGTACACGAATGGTTGCCTTAGGTGATTCTATTTATGCAGGTGTATCTGGTGCTGGTGGCTGGGTAACCGGTAATCGACGAATACCAGATATGATAGCTAGTCGGTTGGGGTGGCAGTGTGATAATCAAGCCCTATCTGGTGCTAAGCTTGCGGGAAAGGATTATATTGACTTTCCACAAGTTGTCAAACGACTAAATTTTAAGAACTACGATGTTTGCCTATTGGAATATGGAGTGAATGATTTCGATTGGTCTTGGGAAAGTCTCGATGATCTGCGTGAAGCCCTCGATAAAGGAGTAGCTAAGATCAGAAGTGATAACCCAAATATTCAGATTTTTTATCAGCAACCAACAGGAACGTGGAAACATGTTAATTCATTGGATAAAGAAGATGGTAATGGTTGGACCCAGAACGATATGGCACGCACTCTAGCCGATGAGTGTGATGTATTAGGAATTGCCTATTATGAATGGGCTGACCCAATCATTACATATGCGAACACTAATGAAACACAAGGGGACACAATTCACCCTAATCCCGACACGATGGTTAAGATTGCAGAACGGTTGGCTGACCGGTTAGCTAGCACTGCTAATGGATTAATTGGAATGTACGTTAAGAACATTACCGATATCTATAACCGGGTTAAGAAATTGCAAAACGGCATTAATTCAATCTTTATGGATGATAGTACACAGCTTGATTTAACTGTGAATCCACCACAAATTAAGCTATTAAATCGGACTGCCTATCTTTGGACGATTGAAACGATGATGCACCTGCAGGAAGTAATGAACTGGGTTGTTGACCTGTGTAATCAATACGGAATTGTTGATGTAGAAACCGGTAAAAACACTGGTTATCTAACTCTCTGGTTACCTCGTCGATTATCAATTGATGACATCTACCAGCAGAAACTTAAGGATGATTTTGAATTATGTAACAAACTGCTCGACAAACTCACCGAGCAGATGAAGATTTTTCAATAAAGGAGGGATAACGTGGCAAATAATACGTACGTAACCCTTGATATTATGAAGCAAGCTGACGGGGACCAGTCAACTTATGTTAACCTGACACCTAACTTTCAAGGACGGGTTGGTGATTCTCGGGCTTCAGTTGATCTATGGTTCAAGCGTAATGGCTTACCACTAGATTTAACTAAACGTGAAATTGCGTTCTCCGGTGTTGACCCACAGGGAAAGCAATTTAATGCCATTGGCTTTGCTTACTACAACAAGCCGGGTGCTGATATGCAGGCCGGACGGGTTAACTTTTACTTCCCGGCTGGTACCTTTCAAACTGAAGGGCAATGGGACGAAAACAGTACCTATTTCACGGTTAAGGACGACAAAGGCAAGGTTTCTACGATTGGTGTCTTGCTTAACGTCTTGCCAAACATGGTTGAGATGGGAATTAATGCTAAACCATTTGAGACCGATTTGGATCGAGCATTAGCCCAATTCAAGTCTTACATGGCAGATAAACAGGCTGAAATTGATAATGCAATTAAAGAAATATCTGCATTACAAGGTACGGTTAAAGCTTTAAATTCTAATCTTGATTTTTATAAGAACGAAATTACGGCCAATGCAGTACCAACTAAGATTGAAATGCGACAGTATATCGATAAGCTTATGTCGGCTACTGAATGGTCTGGTGACCTTAACCTTTGCACAACGGCTACTACTTACATTGTTAATAGTGGCGCAAGTAACAATCCAACTTCAGTCAGTGGCAACTGCTTGCTATATGTTAAGGGTAACAATGACTTACTTAGTCAAATGTTAGTTGATAACGATCAAAACTTCTACGTTCGGTCATGTGTGGCTGGTAAGTGGTCAGCATGGCGTGAACAAGTTGCCTGGTCATAAGGAGGAAATACTATGGCATTTAAAGAAATTCAGCCCGGACAAGCAGACTGGCTAAACGTATTGAATGACAATTTAAAAAATAATAAGTGGGATCGACAAACGAATGCAGGAACTCTAATCAATGGGTGCACTGGATGGGTATCAGGAACTATCGGTTATGATGCGGATATGTATGTAGCATGTATTACAGGTTGGGTAACTTTACCCAATAAAAGTGTTACCGAATTTAGTACCAATCCTTTTGATGGCATTCTTGATAGTAAGAACCTACCTATGATTGGTTCAGCCTTTATGGGGCAACCGTCGGGTCAAAACAATTTTTCTCCGATGAAGTTCTCAAACGACGGTAATCTTTCAATTCTTGGTAACACTGGTAGTCAATGGGACGACAAAGTTACTTATACTGGCTGGATCTCAATGACGTTTGTTGGTCCACGTAGTCAAATGAAGATTTAAGATAGGAGGTCAGATAATGGCTCAAACAAAAGAAAACACTGATACACAGCGGGTATATACCTATGATGCGGATAAAATATCACACCCGCTTATTCAAGAAGAAGATTTACCAAAAGATCAACCGCTCCAAGCTAATCAAACAACAGTTGAACCTACTGATGGTGCTAACTATTGGAATGGTACTAGTTGGGTCGATCAACTAGTTGTTGTATATGAATTTGATCCTACAAAGGATAACGTATACACAGGAACTAACTATATTCCACAAGGTGCGGTATTAGGCGTAAACCAAACTTTTACTAAGCCGGAAGACGGTTTATACCAACCAATGCGGTTCAACGGCACTGTTTGGGTTGGTACGCCTAAGGAAGAATGGGAAAAGGCCCATCCAGCACCAGTTGCTAAGCCAAGTGAAACTACTTTGGCAATGAATGCACTGGGACAGCAACTGGTTCAAGCCAAGGCAGAATCAGATAAGACTAATAAGAGCCTTGAACAAAAATTTGACGATTTAACTCAATCCGTCAATATGTTGGGACAGATGATTGCAAAGACACAAGCGCCACAAGGAGGTTCTAAATAATGGTTGAATTTGTTAAATTAATGGCTAAGCTAAATGCCGATATTACTAACTACGTGGTTTTTGGGACGATTACTCCGGAACAATACAAGGAGTTTACCGGTAAGGATTACGTCCAACCTGAAGCTCAACAACCACAAGCCTAATTAACACATAGTCGCCACCGAAATAAACAATACATAATGAAAAGCGTACGAAAGCGTTAAAAAATTAAACGTAATCGCACGCTTTTCTTGTGGGCGGCTTTTAGAAAGAGGGTAAGCAACGCATGCAGTTATTGACTGCACCGCCAATGCCGTATCACGAGATGTATTTCACACACTTTCAAGGGATGGAAGATAACCGTTTAATTTGGCTGTTTGTTTGGGTAGTTGTCGCCGATATTGTCACTGGTTTCGCTAAAAGTTTAGTAACTAAACGAACAACTTCAACTAAAGGGACAACTGGATTAATAAAACATGGTGTATTGATTTTGGTGATTCTAACCCTATATCCAATGCTAGACGCTAATGGAATGGGACATGCTGGCGATGCTTTTGTAAGTTTTTACGTTTTGTATTATGCTGTATCAATTTTAGAGAATTGGGGCCAGATGGGATTGCCACTCCCAGATTGGGTAAAGCAGTACATTTATAAGCTAAGCGATGATTACAAGAAAGGACATGATAATGATGAACACTATCATTAACGCTATTCCGGAATATGTTATTACGGCGATTATTTCAACTGCTATTTATTTTGGCTTCAAGTATGCCGAAAATCTAATTCATACTAAGGTACTACATGCTAAAACAGCTCAATCAAAAGAGCTGTGGTCATTTATTGAACAAGTAGCTGACACAGCAGTTAGCTCACTGGTTAATGCACAGATGAGCGGTAATGACAAGTTTAACCAGGCAACTACGATTGTTCAGGATGTCTTAGCTAAGCGTGGCTTTACTAATGTTGGCATGAAAGCAATTGAATCAGCCGTCCAAGCGGCTTATGAAAAGTCAGACTTAACTGGTAAAGCTGAGCCAACAACGGGCAGTTTAATCCCTAAGCCAATGGCTCCTGCGCAAGATCGATTAAGTGTTAAGGGAATCCCTAGCGAAAATAAACTAGCTGATCGTAAGGAGGCTGATACTAATGACAGCAGCAATCGTTAATTATGGTGGTGACTACTCAAAGTATCAACCATCACTATATAACAATACAGGGCATGATAGCTTTGCTATTTCACAAATTGGTGGTTCGGTTAACGGCTGGATTTACGAGCAAGCTACTTATAGCTCACACGCTCAACAAGCCAAGAGCAGAGGCTGGCGTTTCCACACGTATATCTGGATTCAAACTGGATCTAACCAAAGTCAAACTCAGCAAATGTTGAATTACTTCTTACCACGTTTGCAACAACCGAAAGGGGCTATTGTAGCGCTAGACTACGAAGACGGCGCATCTGGCAATATAGAAGCTAATACTGACAACATTATTTTTGGTATGCGACAAATTAAGAATGCTGGATACACTCCAATGCTATATTCTTATAAGCCATATATGCACGATAACGTCAACGTTGGGCGAGTGTTGGCAGTATTTCCAAATTCAATTTGGGTAGCCGGTTATCAACCAGGCTTATCAATCACGCCAAATTATGGTTATTTCCCATCTATGGACGGTGTGGCTATCTGGCAATACAGTAACTACGGTGGCAAGCAAGACTTGAACGTCGACTTGCTCGGTATTACTTGGAATGGTTATCGGACAACTGACGGTTGGCAAGGTTCAGGTGACACTTGGCAATACTACGAAAACGGTTCTGCCGTAAAGAATGACTGGCGCAAGGTTGATGGTAAGTGGTACCACTTTGATAATTTTGGAAATGCCGAAGTCAATTGGAAACAAATTAACAACCATTGGTACTACTTCAACCCTAATCACGATGGTACCTTTGCAGGCGCCGTAACTGGTTGGCAAACCATTAATGGTAAGAAGTATTACTTTGACCCAGAAAATGCTTGGATGTTAACTGGACGGCAAGAAATTGATGGTAAGCTATACGCCTTTGGTGACGATGGTGCTCTTCAAGAAGCAATCGCAAACCAACCGGATGATATTCAACCAGCTAAAGATGAGACAACAGTCAAGCTTTCCGCAGCTGACCGTCAGGCAATCGAAAACGATCTGAAACCTTATATTTAAAACACAGTAAAGGATGAGATATGTAAGTTGAGGAGGGATTAAATGAATGATGTTAAAGTATTCTCTGCCCTCGTTCAAAAGCGCACTGAAGGTGTACAAAATTATATTTTTCAATGTTTGCAGGATAACAATCCGGTAATTCCAGAGGATAAGTATATTTATAAAGCCTCATTTGCTACTGAAGATAGTCTTGTAAGGACTATTGAGATGAAGATTGAAGATGGCCTATTAGTATTTAATTCCAAGCAAATACTAGATTTGCCAGCCGGTACCTATCGACTTGAACTTTGGGAAATGGTAGATGACGTTATCCATGCCATTTACCCATCAGATCGTGATATGAAGTTCCGAGTATTATCGAACTCGCTAGATTTACCAACAGGAAAAGTAAGTTCATTAACACTAGACGAGTTTAAAAAAGAATTTGACGATATTGCAAAGCGAGTGTCGACTGGTCAATTTGATGCACCAAGATTCAAGACTGGCAAAGTAGAAAGTGTTAGCCCAGATCAACCCGCAACTGTTGAAATGTTAACTAATGAAGACGGTTCAGTGACTATCAATTATAAAATTCCTCGTGGGAAAGACGGTAAGACGTGGAAACCTTATATTGCAGATGATGGTTACTGGCATATTAAAGAAGATAAAGGAGAAGATGCATAATGTTACAAAGCGATATTAACTTAGGAGTTATTGCTCGTGGGCCAAAGGGTGAAACAGGAGCAACTGGTCCTGCTGGGAAAACTGGTGAACAAGGACCGCAGGGTGAACAAGGACCACGTGGTCCACAAGGTGAACGGGGACCACAAGGATTACAAGGACCCGCTGGTAAGGGATTTAATGTCGATAAGACTTATCCTAGTATTGCAGAAATGAATGCTCACTTTGCCGATGATATTAAAGAAGGCGATATGGCAATTATCTCAAGCAATGTTGATGATCCAGATAACGCAAAATTGTTTATCCGTTCCGGAAATGAGATGAAGCTTTTAACTGATATGTCAGGGGCACAAGGGATTAAAGGTGATAAAGGAGACCAAGGGGTTGCTGGTCCACAGGGTGAGCCGGGAACTGAAGGTAAACAAGGTCCGCAAGGTGAACGTGGTCCCGTTGGTTATACTTATCAACCTTATATCGCAGACGACGGCAATTGGCATGTAAAGTTGGTGAACCCTGATGGCACAACAAATTAATTTGCCGAGTGATATTAACCTGAACATCAAGGCTCAAGGTCAACCGGGCAAGGATGGTAATACTCCGATTAGGGGAATTGATTATTGGACTAAAGGTGACCAAGATGCAATTAAGCAATGGATTGAAGATACTATATGGAAAGGAAAATGGGGATAATATGGCGGATAATCTTACCGACGGATTGAACGAGTTAGCTCAAGGCTTTCAAAAACGGTTCAAAGTATCTGATAAATTAACCCTTCAAGATATGATTGACTTAGTAACGCCACCAGTTAGCCAGCCTAATCTTATTCCTGGTTCTGATAATTTTAGTGGCTATCCTGGCGTTAATTGGGCTGTCTTTAATAATTTTGGACAAAGTGGATCATGGAACGGCATTGCTGTAATGGCACTTAATCTAGAAGGATTAATTGGCTATAAGACCACTTTTGCACCCGGAACATATACCTTTTCGGTTTTTGCCAAATTAGATCATCCGGATGATCAATCTACAGCAGTATTAAAGTTTCAAGGTGACACTACTGATGCAGGCTTAACGATTAAAGATGGCTTAACCACTGAGTGGCAACGCTTTGTATATACAACAACATTCATCACACAGGTAACAGGACGCTTCCAAATTTCACCTACATCTTTTCCGGCTGGAGTAAACCGCTTATACATTGCAGGTGAGAAAGTAGAACAAGGTGATACAGTGACGCCATATGTTACAGAAAATAATACAGAAATCGATGCTCCAATATATGATAGATGATATCTCTTTTGATAACGAAACAGATATAATACAAGCCCGATCGGATTTCCGGTCGGGCTTTTTTGTGTATCAGTGGTAGTTGCACAATCTGCAATAACCACTAGGGATTTTTGTCGTATAATAAAAGCGCTCAATCCGAAGAAAGAGCGCTCGGGTCACTACTTGAGCAACCACTTAATTAAATGTTTAATGTGCTTACTGGGCACAACAAAGATTAACACACACCAATGCATTGGAGTCACCTCCAGACTGCACAAATTTGGAGAGAGTTCCCTCACGGCGTGCTTGTATATTGTATCATAGTTAAAGTATGTTATAATATTTGTACAAAGATTAACACACCGGTGTGCAAAATGAGATCAGCTCGTTACTTATCTCGTACCGGTAAACCTGTCTCTTATACACATCTCCGAGCCCAC